TGTCTTTTTCACAACTATAATTAAATTTTATATATAAAAGGAGGTAGCGTTATGGAAAATGTAACTAAATTAAATAGCGAACAACTGAAGACCATAGACAAAACTCGCGACTGGTTGATGCAGCAAGTGGATGTTGAGAACTTAGTGGAGGTCGAAAAGGTAGATAGATATTGTAATTTATTAAAAATCTTTTATTATCTCGACAATGACGTATACGCGCGCGGGCCGGTAATCGAGGTGGGTAATGGCAAACAGGGGTTTATCAAGCCTAATCCAGCTCTTGCAGAAAAAAATAAAATCAACGGTTCTTTATTAGCAATCGAAAAGTCATTCAAGCTTGATAAGAAGTTAGAGCAACGTCGTTTAGAAAAGGCGCAAAAAGGACCTGAATTAACATGAAGACCCCAAAATACGTGACGCAATACATTGACAAGATTAAAACAGGTAAGATCATTGTTAATAAGGAGCGTCAAAATCTAGTTGATTACTTAGAAAAGTACATATTAAATCGAGACGATCTGTATTTTGATTTTCAAAAGATTGAGGATTATGTCGGATTTAGTGAAAAGTGGTTTTTTGAGATTCAAGATTTTCAAAAGTTTATAACTTGTTTTGTATTTTTATACGAAGCAGACACGTTGACACCTTATTTCTCAGAATTTTTTATATCGATGGCTCGGGGTGGCGGTAAAAACGGGTATATCAGCACGTTAGGTGCTTTCTTTTTAACGCCCTTGCATGGCATACCTAAATATAACATGTCGGTCGTTGCGAATAGTGAAAAACAAGCCCAAGTCAGCTTTCAGGAGATATACGACATGATTGAAAGTAATGACTTGTATGTCAGAAAAGATAAGCCTAATAACCCTTTTAACATCAGTAAGGTGCTGATAGAAGGTATTTCGATGAAAGCGCAGTTTGTGTTTGATACGTCGAACGAAAAGACTAAGGATGGTGCGCGTGAAGGTTGCGTTTTCTTTGACGAGATTCACGCCTATGAAAAAGACACTATCATCAATGTTAAACGTAGTGGATTAGGTAAAGTCGCACACCCTCGTACATTTTATATAGGTACTGACGGGCATGTTCGAGAGGGCTTTTTAGATAAGCTGAAAGAGCGTGCAGCTAATGTTTTAATTGGCGAATCGCCGGAGGATAGGCTTTTTCCGTTCATCTGCAAAATCGACGACAAAGAAGAGTTGCACGATTTTGACATGTGGCAAAAAGCAAATCCGATGTTTGAAGCGCCGATGAATGATTACGGTCGTCAACTTTTTCAAGAGGTTAAACAACAGTATTTGTCGCTTAAGTTTAATCCGTCAGGAAGAACAGAATTCATGACAAAGCGCATGAACTTGCCTGAAACAGATTCTCAAAGCGTAGTAGCGCCTTGGGATGACATTCTTGCTACTAACCGTGACATGCCGTCACTTGATAACCATGAATGTATTGGAGGGCTTGACTATGCGAGCCTTAAAGACTTTGCAGCAGTTGGACTTTTATTCAAAGTTGACGATGAGTACATTTGGAAAACACATTCGTTTGCGCGTAAAGCCTTTTTAGATGAATACCAATTGAAACCACCAATACATGAGTGGGCTGAAAAGGGATTGTTAACCATTGTAGATGAGCCTACAATATCACCTAAACACATCATTGATTGGTTCCTTGAAGCACAAAAACATTATGGTCTTAAAAAGGTTATAGCGGATAATTTTCGAATGGATCTACTACGCCCTCTTTTTGAAGAGAACGATATCGATTATGAAGTGGTTAAGAATACGAGGGCTATTCAATCGCTACTAGCGCCTCGCGTTGAAGACATGTTTGCACAACAGAACATTATATTTGGCGACAACCCCCTTATGCGTTGGTATACGGGTAATGTGGCTGTGAAGATTGATAAATACGGTAACAAGACTTACGAGAAAAAAGAACCAGTTCGACGCAAGACGGACGGTTTTCAGGCACTAATACATGCGTTGTATCGTGCAGATGACTTAAATGGTGCCAGTCTTGACGCTGAGATTGATTTACTTCGTGGCTTGAGATTTTAGAAAGGAGGTAAGGTATGGGGTTATTTGACAGTGTTTTTAAACGACATTCTGAGTTGTCTTGGATGTACGACTTAGAATTTCTTCAAGATAAAAGCAAAAAAGCCTATTTAAAACAAATTGCACTCAACACTGTTGTTGAAATGGTTGCACGGACTATATCACAAAGTGAGTTTAGAGTGATGAAAAACAATACAAAAGAAAAAGGTACCTTGTATTACTTACTCAATGTTCGTCCAAACAGAAATCAAAATGCTGTGGATTTTTGGCAAAAGTTTATTTTTAAATTAATTATGGATAATGAAGTGCTTGTAGTTAAAAATGATGAAGGGCACTTTTTTGTTGCGGATGATTTCGAGAAAGAAGATGAGCTAGGTTTATATTCACATCGATTCACCAATGTCTTAGTTAATGATTTTGAGTTCAAGCGTGTCTTTACTATGGATGATGTCATCTATTTAAAATATAACAATCAGAAGCTGGATGCGTTTTCACTTGGATTGTTTGAGGATTATGGCGAGATTTTCGGACGAATGATTGACTTGCAAATGCTCAATAATCAAATTAGAGGAATCTTAAAAGTCGACGCAACAAAATTTTACAATAAAGAGAAACAAAAAGAGCTACAAGCTTACATTGATACGTTATTTGATGCATTTCAAAATAATACGATTGCCGTTGTGCCCTTAACAGAAGGTTTAGCTTATGAGGAACATTCAAATAGAGGCGCTGCACAAAGCGCTCAACAGTTTTCGGAGCTTAATGAGCTAAAAAAGACTGTTTTAACAGATGTAGCCCGAATGATTGGCGTGCCACCGTCACTTGTTTTAGGGGAGATGGCGGACTTAGAAAAAACCATTGAGTCTTACTTACAATTTTGTATTAATCCGTTGCTGCGTAAAATTGAAGCGGAGTTAAACAGTAAATTTTTCTATCAAGACGAATACTTAAATGATGATATGCACATTAAAGTTGTAGGCATAGACAAACGGGACCCACTCAAATTATCAGAGGCTATCGACAAATTAGTCGCGTCAGGAACGTTCACACGTAACCAAGTACGTATCATGACAGGTGAGGAGCCTGCAGATGACCCAGAACTCGATAAATTTATCATCACTAAAAACCTTCAAAGTGCTGACGCTTTTAAAGGGGGTGAATCTAATGAAGAGTAGCTCAGTAATCCCTCATTTTAAGAATGAGGTTTCGGGTGATACGCAAATATTAACTCTAAACGGTGTGGTCGCTTCTGATGATTTTGAGAATACAATTTCGCACAAAAAAATTGAAGCCGCGTTGAAAGGTTCCGATAAAAACATAGTTATTAAGTTGGCAAGTGGTGGCGGTGATGCTTTTGAAGGTATTAACATTTACAACTACCTAAAAAGCTTAAAAAACCATGTCACAATTGAAATAACCTCAATCGCAGCAAGTGCCGCGTCTATTATTGCGATGGCTGGCGATAAGATTGTTATGCACACAGGCTCCAATATGATGATCCATGAAGCCTCAACTTTTGCATTTGGCAGTAAGACCGATATTCGCAAGACTTTGAATGCTTTAGAAAGTGTAGACAAATCTATTGTAGATGTTTACTACAACAGAACAGGTGTCGATAAAAATGAAATTATAGACATGATGGCTAAAGAAACATGGATGACAGCGGATGAAGCAATTAAGCAGAAATTTGCTGATGAAAAATGGCAATCTAAGGAGGTGACAAACATGGATAAAAGACAACTGCTTGCTAATTTAAAAGAGCAACAAAAATTATTAGCTCAAATGATTGCTGAAACGTCTGGAAATGGTTCTGAGAATGAAGAGCCGGACAATGACGACAGCTTAGAACAGCGTTTAGCTGATTTGGAAAATGATGTTAAAAACATTAAATTGCGCTTAGATGACTTAGAGGGCTCGGATGACAAAGAAGATTCTGATACACCTAAGCCGCCTGAACCACAAAACAAATTTAAAAGATTTTCATTTTAATTAGCTCAACGTGAGTAACGTTGGGCTAAAAATATGATTAAAATTAGGAGGAAAACAAAATGGCAGATATGAAACAAAACAATGTCAAACTTAAAAACTATCATGAACATAAAAAACAATTTGCTAACTTAGTACAAAATGGTGCTTCGGATGAAGAGCAGTCAAAAGCTTTTGGTGCGATGTTCGATGCGCTTTCTAATGATTTACAGGAGGAAATTACAGCTGAAATCAACAATCGTGTTGTAGACAACGGTATTTTAGCGAAACGCTCACAAGACCCGTTAACGTCTGAAGAACGTAAATTCTTTAATGACATCAACTACGACGTAGGTTACACAGATGAAAAGATTTTACCTGAAACTGTTGTTGAACGTGTATTTGACGACTTACAAAAAGATCACCCATTGTTGTCAAAAATCAACTTTCAAAATGCGGGCATCAAAACACGTGTTATCAAAGCAGACCCAGCAGGTCAAGCGGTATGGGGTAAAGTGTTTGGTGAGATTAAGGGTCAATTGGACGCAGCGTTTCGTGAAGAGAATTTTACTCAATACAAACTAACATGCTTTGTTGTATTGCCAGATGACTTATCAACTTTTGGTCCTGCTTGGATTGAACGTTTTGTACGTACTCAAATTCAAGAGGCGATTTCAGTAGCACTTGAATCAGCAATCATCAATGGTGGCGGTGCTGCTAAAACACAACCAGTAGGGTTAATGAAAGATGTTAACACTAATTCTGGAGCAGTGACAGATAAAGCGTCATCAGGTACTTTAACTTTTGCAGACGCAGATACTACAATTTTAGAACTTAACGATGTTTTGAAAAATTTATCTGTAGACGAAAAAGGTAAAGAGTTAAAAATCGATGGCAAAGTTGCTTTAGTAGTCAACCCACGTGATTCATGGGACGTACAAGCACGTTACACTTACTTAACAGCTAATGGCGGATTTGTGACTGTACTACCTTATAACGTAACTATAATTACATCTGAGTTCGTTCCAGAAGGTAAGCTTGTTGCATTTGTCACTGACCGATATAACGCAGTTCGTGGCGGAGGATTGACTGTTAAGAAATTCGACCAAACTTTAGCGTTAGAAGATGCCGTACTATTCACAGCTAAAACGTTTGCTTATGGTCAACCTGATGATAACAAAGCATCAGCAGTTTACGACTTGAAAGTTGCATCGGCACCACGTAGGCAAACAAGTGCAGGCGGAACAACTGACGGTATCGCTGAAGCTTAAAGATAGGAGTGGTGTACATGGAAAACATCACAAATGATTTATTAAAGCAGTTTAAAGCCTTCGCAAAAATTAATCACGACACCGAAGATGAATATTTGAAGAATCTTTTGACTAAATCTTATAGCAACTTAATTTCAAGATTTGGTGAGTTTAGCATCACTGAAAATCTTGAGGGTCAGGACTTAGTATTTGCCCGAACACGATATGCTTATGAAGATTTAACTGAATACTTTAATGATAATTATCGAGACGATCTGATTAATTTTGGCCTGAATAATGTGCTTGGAAGTGGTATAAGTGAAAAGTAAATTTAAAAAACCTTTCATTACCACTAAAAAGCTAAACACATGGGTGCGGTTTTACGAATATGTTGAGAACGATGGACCTGAAGCGGGCGAAAAGCGTAAACAGCTATTGTATGAGTGTTGGGCGTATGTTCCTCGATGGAAAATGACTGAATTGCAACAAGCCATTGAGACTGGAACTGAGCATGATGTTAAAGTGTTTATTCGTGAAACACATGGGCAATACATCCCCAAAGATACGCACTATATATCGATTCAATCACCTTACGTTAGTACGGATTTGAACATTAAGCTTGTTCAGCCCGACGTTGAGAATGAACAGTTCTTAATGCTACAAGCGGGTGTTCAATCATGAGGTTAATTTACGACACTAAAAAATTGGAAAGAGAGCTAGAAAAACGACTAAGTAAACGTGCATTAATGCGCATTACTGACCGCGCTTTAACGGAAGCGGGCGAGGTTGTTTTAGAAGCAATACGCACGAATCTTAAATATTTTAGAGATACCGGCGCGGAATACGGAGAAGTCAAACTTTCTAAACCTACGTGGGAAAATGGAAAACGCACAATACGTGTGTATTGGGAAGGTGAAAAACATCGATATTCCATCGTTCATTTAAACGAGAAAGGCTTTTATGCTAAAGATGGTAAGTTTATCCGCCCAAAAGGGATGGGCGCGATAGATAAAGCTTTGCGGGCTTCCCGGGATAAGTTTTTTAAAGTGTATGCGGAGGAGGTGTCTAAACTTTTATGATAGATATTTTGATGGAAGTGTATAATATCTTGAAATCTGATGACGATTTAATGCGTTTGATAGATAAAAAGAATATCAAATTCAATCAATATCCTGACGTTAAAGACAAGATGGCACCTTATATAGTGATTGATGACTACGACGACCCTATACCTGAATGGCATTCCGATGGGGATAGAATAGCTTACAATTACGCTTTCCAGATTGATGTGATGGTTAAGGCGTCCGATGCGTATAATGCACGAAAGCGCCGTAACGAAATATCAAATCGAATTAGTGAGCTGCTTTGGAAAAATCAAATGAAACAGATAAGGAATTTAGGAAATGAATACGATAAAAATTTAGCTTTGTATCGTTCAACAAGACGGTATGAGGCTATTTTTTATGAAAATTATTAGGAGGAATTTAAAATGGCAAAATATGCAAAAACACCAAAATCGTTTATCAATATCAAGGATTTAGGTTTTGCTTTATTAAAAAAGGATGAAGCAGACGGTACAATCGAGTACACAAACATTACTCAAACACGAGGATTGCAAGAGATTTCAGTTGAAACTGGCGGCGATGTAGTAAATGCGTATGCAGATGGCTCTATCATCGAATCAGGTAATACTGATGGCGAGGGAAAAATCTCAATGACAATGCATGCGTTTCCTCAAGAGATTCGCGAGCTTATTTTTAACGAGATTTACAACGAGAACGGCGTTTATTCAGAAGAACAAGGTAAACAGAATAACTATGTCGCGGTATGGTTTAAACGTGAACGCAAAGACGGCACGTTCCAGCGCGTTGGCTTAACAAAAGTTATGTTCTCTGACCCTCAAATCGAAGGAAAAACATCTGAGGAAAATTGGGAATTTAGTTCAGAAGAATCAGAAGGTACGGCAATGCATCGTATTGCAGACGGCAAACGCAAAATTATGTTTGATTCTGCTAAAGATGGCGCGGATGAAAAAGAATTTTTCAAAGTGCTTCTTGCTAATGAAAATGGTTTAGATCAAGCAGATTCGGATTTTAATAATGCGGAGGATGTAAAAGTAACTGAAATTGTTGTCGAGCCATCTTCCGCAAATGTTGACGTCGGCAACACAATTAATCTTACTACTACTATTAAACCGGACAACGCTAAAAATAAAAGCATAAAGTTTAGCACAACAGATACTCAAAATATAAATGTTGATGCAAATTCAGGTGTTGTCACTGGTTTAAGTGAAGGACAAGCCACTGTTACAGTTTCAGCGCAAGACGGTAGCGGTGTCGTAGGCACAGCGACAGTAACTGTTAACCCTCGACAAGATTCTGAGGAAACTTTATAAAGCTAAAGGCGGCTATGATAGTCGCCTATTTTTGTATACAAAAATAAAGAAAGGGTGAGCCGATGGCGACATTTGAAGTTTTAAAAGACTGCAGAGACAAAAAGGCGAAGCACCTTTATAGAAAAGATGAAAAAATCGAAGCAACAGTAAAAGCCATTAATGAGTTTGAAAGACGTCTAAAAAAAGCAGGCTATGAATTACCATTTTTTAAAAGAATAGATAATTAAGGAGAGAACAAACAATGTCTAAATTAAAACGTAACTATATTCAATTAGTAGAAAACCCAAAAGCGGAAGAACTCAAAATGGAGACTTTTTTGACACCTCACTTCATCCCCCTTGATGTTTTGTATGAGGTGACAGATGTCATGGTTGAGCTAGAAAAAGTAGAAGCGGGTGAAAAGGAAATGCCTTTTAGCGTTCAACTAGACAAACTTATCGACGCCGTAGTTAAAATTTACGGTAAACAGTTTACTAAAAAGGATATTAAAGCACGTCTGCATGCACCTGATGCACTTAAAACGTTGCAAGAACAAGTAGCGTTTATCGCAAATGGTCAACAAGACGATGAGACAAAAAAGTTTATTCAGAGCATCAGCTAAAAGATACAGATCTAACGTATGCGAGTATGCAGCAAAACCTAGATAAAGTAGTTAAGGACATGATAGAGAATGGCACACCTGCAGACCAGGTACTAAAGATGCCGTTTCATTATCTACTACAGATATTAGATGAGCGCCATACAAATAAGGTTATATCTGATTCTAAAGCTGATGCTTTATTTTCAGCGTTGTAATTTCAGGGGCTTTATGCCCCTTTATTTTTGTATATAAAGGAGGTGGCGATGAGTGGAAATAAAAGGTTTATCCGTGTTGATGGATGCAAAAGATGTCGGGGTACAACGTACGTTGCAACAAATTAAAGGTCAGTTTAGAACCTTGTCTAACGAGATGAGTCGTTCGAGCAACAATTTTAAATATAGCGAAAAATCTATGCAAAGTTTAAATCAGCGCTCAAAAGAGTTGTCAAAAGGTATATCGGTTGCTGAAAATTCGATGAAAGATATCGCGAATCAATTAAAAAAAATGTCGACAGAGGAACAACGTACGAGTGTATATGCAGAACGTTTAAGAGCGGAATATAGTAGGCAACATAAAGCCTTAAATATGTATCAACGACAATTAGCTCAAACTGATAAGGAATTAGCGCGCTTCAATGGTGCGACAAAGCGTACAGTCTTTTCTATGGAAAAGGTTAACTCTATTTTAACTACAATGCGCAGACAGTTGAATATCGCTAATATGTCCTTTGAAAAAAGTGGTAAATCTGTTAAAGGCTATCAGTCCTATTTAAACCAGTTAAATGCGGTTATCCAAAAACATCAAAATACGATTAAAATATTAGAGTCAAGATACAAAAAGGTATCGCGAGAACAAGGAGTGATGTCTAAGGAAGCGCTTGAGCTGAAAGAGAAAATACTGCAAGAAAAGCAATCCTTGTCACAACTAGACGCTCAATATAAACAAACAACAGCAGAAGCTAAACGTTTTTCTATGGAACAAAAAACAATGACTATGTCTATGGGTCAAATTCGAGAACGGATAACGTCCGTAACAAATGCCCTTAAAATCAGTTCAGCTAATTTTAAAATGAGCGGGCAAACGGCTTCGGCTTACAAAGCGCATATTGCTGAATTGAATAATGGCATGAAGCAACAAGAGCTCATCGTTCAAAATTTAAGTAGACAGTATGACTATGCAAAGCGTCAATATGGCGCAACAAGCAAAGAGGCGCAAGAATTAAATCTTAAATTGACAGAAGAACGAGTTAAATTAAAAGATCTATCTGGCGAACTCAAACAAGCAACAAACGCACATAATAGGCTTGAGATGGAGCAGCGTCAAGGCATATCTTCGATGTCCGAAATTAGAGCAAAAATGCAAAGCTTTAATGATGTGTTGTCTTTATCTCGCAGTAATTTTAGTCGTGCAGGTGAGAGCGTTAAAAGTTATAGAACACATCTCGATACGCTAAAGTCTAGTTTGAGCAGTCAAAGAACTGTCTTGAGAGAATTAAACGCGCAATATAAATTTGTTGCAGCAGCTCAAGGTAAAAACAGTGAAGAAGCGAGAGAACTTTCAAGCGCAATCACTCAACAAAAAATTAAGATGAATGATCTTGAGGCCGAAATAAAAGAAACATCAAATGCATATAAGCAATTAACTGTAGCACAACAAAATGCTCAACGTTTAAGCGCAACGGGCTTTGGTCGAAGTATACAAGCTGTAGATAAATATAAGGACTCTATCCGGAATGTAGCAGGTCAGATGCGCGCAGTCGGTACTGGCTCTTTAATTTATATGACAATGCCTGCTGTGGCCGCAATGGGCGGTGCGATTAAGACATCAATTGATTGGGAACAAGCGCTTGCAGGTGTAGCAAAAACAACAAACATGAGTGGTTCAGGGCTTAAGAAAATGGGCGATGAAATCACTTCTATGAGCAACAAAATGCCGTTTGCAGCAACTGAGATTGCCGGTGTAGCGGAAAGTGCAGGTCAATTAGGTGTTAAGAAGAAAGACATCACGGCTTTCACGAAAACAATGCTTAACATGGGTGTTGCGACTAACCTGACAGCTGATGAAGCTGCGACGGAATTTGCTCGATTTGCAAATGCTGCAAAAATGCCTATAGCGCATGTGGATAGATTAGGTAGCACTGTCACAGCTTTAGGTAACACAACAGCCACGACAGAAGCTGAGATTGTAGAACTCGGTCAGCGCTTAGCAGGTGCAGGTGCACAAGCAGGATTTAGCGCTGATGAAATCATGAGTATTTCCGCGGCAATGAGCAGCGCAGGTATCAATGCGGAGGCCGGCGGTACTGCAATGACGCAAATCTTTAACAAAATAACACGCGCTGTCGCAAGCGGTGGCAAAGATTTAGAAAACTTTGCTCAAACGTCAGGCATGAGTGCGGAAGAATTTGCAAATACTTGGCAAAACAATCCATCAAAAGCTTTATCTATGTTTGTTAAAGGGCTTTCTGAGACAAAAGGTGGCGCAAAAGGTGTACTTAAAGCGCTTGATGATGTCGGCATTAAAGGCGTACGAGAAGCTGATACGATTCGTCGTATGGCAAATAATCATAAATTACTCGAAGGCGCTTTAAAAACAGGTTCTGAGGCTTGGAAAAAGAATACGGCATTGACAGATGAAGCAAGTATTCGGTATGAGACAATGGGCTCAAAACTAAAAGTGCTTAAAAACACATTTTTTAACTTTTTAAGAACGATTGGTGACGCAATAGCCCCTATTGTTATTAAGATGTCAGATGCATTGACAGGATTATTCAAGCATCTCCAAGGCACTAGCAATGCTACTAAAATTGTGATTACTGTTTTTGCGTTACTTGCAGCATCAATACCACCACTGCTTATTGGCGTTGGGCTACTTGCTAGCGGTATTACTAATATCGCAAGTGCCGTTAAGCTTTTAAATGGAACAAAAGGTGGCGCAGCATTTTTTAATTTGTTTAATGGTGGGATTAACTCAGCCTTGCCTAAAATCGGGCAAATGATCACTAAAATACCAATTCTTGGTAGTATGTTTACGCTCTTAACAGGCCCCGTCGGAATTGCTGTTGCAGCAATTGCAGCTGTAGGTACAGCTTTTATTATTGCATACAAAAAATCTGAAACGTTTAGAAACATAGTAAACTCAGTCATTACACCAGTCAAAAACGCATTTCAAGATTTGGGCAACTATCTCAAGTCATTTTGGAAAGGCATCACTCAGATTTTCAACGGAAACACAAAATCAGGAAGTAATATTTTAGAGAAGCTATTGCCTAAACAAGCTGCAAAAGACTTTACAGAAACTTTAGTCTCAATTCGAGAAGCCTTTAGAGCCACAATGCAGTTTTTAAAGAGTACGACTGAAATTGTCGGTGCAGCATTGCGCTTCTTTTGGAAACAGCACGGAAACGAGATAGTATCTGTGTTTAATTTTGTTAAAACTAATGTCGGTATAGCCTTAAAAGTTTTATATGGGGCGATTATAAAACCGATTTTAGCCGGAATTAAAACCACATTTTCTATCGTCTTTCTTGGATTAAAATTTATAGTTATTAACACTTTTAGCGCGATTAAAAATATCGTACAAGGTGCTTTAAATGTGCTTTCAGGCCTAGTCAAGATATTCAAAGGCGTTTTTACTGGAGATTTCAGATTAATTTGGTCTGGGATTAAGCAGATTTTTCAAGGCGCGCTAACTTTCATTTTAGGATTAGTTAAGGCGACGTTTGGCAACATGCTTATTGTCGTATCAACAATAATGGTGTCTATTAGCAACGTGATAAAAAGCATTTTTACTGCAGCTGTTAATGTAGTTAAGCTGTTATTACGTGGTTTGGGCGTTTTTATAAAGAGTGTTTTTGATGCCATGGCTAACAATATAAAATTTTATATGAGTATTGTAAAAAATGTCATTGTGGCAACGTGGAATTATGCTAAATCTAGAACCTTGTTGATTGTTCGAACAATGGTCGCTGCAGTAAAAGCGATTTTTAATGTTTTTGCTTCTACAACAAGATCTATCTTTAATAGCTTGAGAAGTTTCTTTTCTTCAATTTTTAATTCCATAAAAAATAACGTAATCCGGTTAGTACGGTCTATGTGGAGCGGAGTCAAAGGCATTTTTAGCACTTTATCCACGTGGACACGAAAAACGTTTAATAATCTTCGGTCATACCTTATCAATTTGTGGAGCAATTTGCGTAATAGAGTAGTATCTATTGTACGTGATTTGTGGCGTAGGGTTAAAGACACCTTTACAAATTTATATAACGGCACACGTTCTATTTTTAATCGCGTTAAGTCGACGATGACTAACATTTGGGCATCGATTAAACGTAGCGTTACCGGAATCGCTTCAAGTTTATGGGCTTCGGTCAAACGTACGTTTAATAATATGGCTAACGGATTAAAGTCTATTATTGGAAGAATTAAAAGTCATATTGGTGGCATGGTAAGTGCAATCAAACGAGGTTTAAACGGCTTAATTAAAGGTTTAAACTGGGTAGGTTCAAAACTCAGCTTACCCAAGATACCTACTTTATCAACAGGTACACAACGAATTAATAGACATATCAAAACTACTCATGACGGTCGTCTGAAACATGGCACAATGGCTGTTGTGGGTGATAAAGGACCAGGAAACGGAAGGGGTATTGACGGACGTCGCGAGTTAATACAGTACCCTAACGGACGGACAGCTTTGACACCTGCAAAAGATACAACGACATGGCTCCCTAAAGGTTCACGCGTTATTAGTGGTAGCATGCGACAACAATATGAAGAAGCAGAAGGCGCAGGTATGTATCCGCGCTTTAGCGTAGGGACGTGGCTTGGTAAATCTACAAATTGGCTTGCGGATAAGGCAGGGGCGATAGGTAGTGCTATAAAAAATAGTGCGGGTTGGCTTACGGATAAAATCGGTGACGTTATGGATTTCATGGATAACCCAGGAAAACTTTTCAATAAAGTAATGTCTCTAATGGGCGTCGATTTTGGTGGTCTGACAAAAGGCATGGGCATTGTCGGTCAAATTGCACGCGCTGCATTTGCAAAAATCAAAAAAGGTGCAATTGATTGGATTAAAGGCGGATTTGACGCACAAGCGGGAGACGGTTCTGTATTTGACGGGTTTAGAATATTACAACCATATTCAGCACCACCAAAGGCACCTAACCCTAACTATCCATTTAATGGCGGTGTTCATCACGGTGTTGACTATGATACACCAGTCGGCACACCGATTCGTACCCCGATGGGCGGTCGTGTTAGAAGTTGGTACGACAATTATGGCGGTGGTAAAGCTATTACTGTACAAAAAGGTCGTACTTTCCTATGGTTCATGCACTTGTCTGAACAGTTGCGCAGAACAGGTGAACAAATTAAAGCAGGTCAATTAATCGGTAAATCAGGTAATACTGGTTCTATGACTAACTACCGACACTTACATTTTCAGGTCAATCAAGGTGGAGAAGCGAACCGATTTTCTACAGACCCGATTCCTTGGTTACGTAAAAATGACAAAACAGGTGGCGGTAAAGGTTATCCTGCCGGCTCAGGTGCAGCATACGCAAGTCGTGTTATCAGTCAAGCACAGAGTATTCTCGGCGGCAGATATAAATCACGTTACATTCATGACCAAATGATGCGCGTAGCAAAGCGTGAGTCAAACTATCAACCTAACGTAGTAAATAATTGGGACATTAACGCGTTGCGTGGAGACCCGTCAAGAGGATTATTCCAGATTATCGGTTCTACATTTAGAGCTAACGCAAAAAGCGGCTATACAAACTTTAACAATCCTGTACATCAAGCTATATCGGCAATGCGTTATATTGTGGCACGTTATGGTTGGGGTGGTTTCCCAAGAGCAGCGGCTTATGCTTATAAAACTGGCGGTTTAATTAAAAACGAAGGTTGGTATAATCTTGCTGAAGGTGGGCATCCGGAATGGATTATCCCGACTGATCCCGCAATGGCAAGTGAGGCAATGAAGCTATTAGCACTTGCAGCGCAAGATATCGATAGACGTAAAACAACAGGTAATAAGCGACCGAAGCAGTTAAGCGGAGGCAGCTTTACAACAAATGACGATACCGCCTTGTTGTTAAAAATGATTGAGAATCAACAGACGCAGATTAATCAGCAACAAGAGCAGATGCAGGTACTTATGCAGATTGCTGCGAAAGAACTTGTTGTCGATGAATCATCAATGGAGCGAGTGCATAATAAGTTCCAAGACAAGCGAGAGCGTCAAATAAACAGAGCTAAAAAGTTTAAAGGAGGTGCAGCCTTTACATGAGGAACGAGACAATCATTGTTAATGGTAAAAAATTAAAGTGGTTGTTTGTTGAACGAGGGTTTAAAATACCCTCGTTTAATTATGCCACGACGACAGAAAAAGTGCCTGGGCGACCCGGTACAATTAAAAAGTCAAGAGAGCTTGACGGGTACGAGTTTGATATACCTTTAATAGTAAGGAACGATTATTTAGCTGGACGCAAAACACACGATGATATCCTTAATGAAGTGGTTAAATTTTTTGACTATGAAGAACCTGTTAAATTGCAATTTTCTACAAAAGGTTGGTACTGGAACGCCTATTTTGATGGCCCTTTTGAAATAGCGAGTAACAATGACGGGTTTATAACATTTAATGTACAAGTCGTCCTAACCGACCCATATAAATACGCGATAGAGGGTAGTCAAAATACAGCAATCAGTGACGCGGTCTCTGTGGTTAATTCAGGGACGGCGGACACACCAGTCATTGTGGAAGCTAGAGCATTACAGAACTCAAACTACTACATGATTTCAAAAGGTGATGAGGATTATTTTATGATTGGCGATGATGACTTAGATAAGCCATTGAAAGATTATTCTCCAAATATATTAAGTGATGAGTTCAAAAGTTTTGCTGGTTGGACAAAAGTTGCAAGCGGACAAGTTCAAGATACAATATTTGGCGGTACAGTCGGCGGAAGTTTTAAGTTAGAAAAAAATAAAGAGGGTTTTGAAATAAATAATTTCCCTGAAGGAAATGGGTGGATAGGCGCTCAGTACAAACGTGGTTTTTCAAAAGCTTTAAAAGATTTCAAAGTTATAGTAAAAGGTATTATTTATCAAAAAAGTAAAGGGGCAGGAAAAATTGCTTATCACATTTATGATACCGATAATCGCCTATTAGCTACATTAGGCTATATAAATTCTTCCGGCGGAGCACCAAATGGAAAGTTCATATTCAACTTGTTTAACCAAAGCGGGGATGAAGTAAAAATTTTAGAAGCCAGTAATGTACCTATGGTTAATAAAATAGATACTTTAATTATATATATGAGTTTAGAACGTATTGGCGATACTTTTAGATTGAAAACATGGTTGTTTAATCACGAAAAAGACCCTAATAGAACAAAACCTCTGCAAATTGTAAATAAAACATATCAAGATAAAGGTAACTTTTATCAACGACCAGTAAGTTCAATTTCTGTTTACGAGGCTAAAAATACTAAATCAAACAAAATGATGAAAATGCACGCGTTAGGTATCTACTTGTTCGAAAAATTGCCTAAACCTGTTGGCGCAAGGGACATGATCATCAAAAAAGGAGATTTGATTCAAATTAATACAGCAACTAAAAGCGTTGTGGTAAATGAAGAATCATTCTTATCTGAAAAAACGTTTGGTAGCGATTGGATAAATGTTGATAAAGGTCACACAGAACTCGTTATTAACCCGCCTGGTATTTTTGATACAACTGTGAAATGGCAAGACAGATACTTGTAGAAAGGAGGTTATACATTGATCCATGTAATGAACTTTAAAGGTGAAATCGTTGATTTTATATCACAATCAGATAGTGCGGTAATTCAAGCGGTTCATAAACGCGACATTAACGAGCGTATAGAAACGTTTGATTTTACGATATTGTCTGAACGTACAACTCATATGCAAGAACGTAATCGCATCATCATTCAAGATAAAGACAAACAGTACCGTGAATTTATTATCGATAGAATTTCAGCAGACATCGACGGTTATACTGAGGTTGAAACAGTAGCGTCCTATCTAGAAGATATAACAAAAGCACGACCATATGCGCCTGGAAAATTAGAAAAAATGACGACTAAACAAGCGTTATCTGATGTGTTAAAAGACACAAGTTGGCAAGTATCTGACGCTACCGAATATGACGGCCTACGAACGACTTCATGGACATCTTATCAAACACGATATGATGTGTTATTACAACTGTGTACGACATATGACATGATGGCCGACTTTTATATAGAAGTTGGTTCAAACCGTGTAGACAAGCGCTTAGTTGTTTTACGAAAACGCAACCCACTTTTTAAAGGTAAAGAAATTGAATACGGTAAAGACCTAATAGGTTTAAAGCGTACTGTCGATTTTTCAGAAATAAAAACGGCATTATTATGCGTTGGCCCTGAACCGGAAGAGGGAAAAAAACGTATTGAGTTAGTCGTTAAAGATGACGAATCTCAATCAAAATACGGGCTACCTGGTCGATATAATTGGGGCGTTTACGAACCAGAAACAGAAGACCAAAATATGACAGAATCACGATTGCGTACGTTAGGAACAACAGAATTGAATAAGCGTAAGTCAGAAGTCATCACATATGAAGTAACTGCGGTTGATATTGAAAAAGAATTCAAACACGAAATCATAAATCTAGGTGATATGGTACGTATTAAAAACCGAGATTTTACACCACCTTTATATGTAGAAGCTGAAGTTATTTCAGAAGAATATGACTTAATCAGCAAAGATGTAAATTATGGCTTTGGTACGTATAAAGAATTTAAAGAAAGTGATTTGAGAAGTTCGTTTGACAGAAAATTAGATGCAATTCGACAAAAAGTGACTGATGGTTTTTCTAACGTAAATACGATCGTCAGGGAATCACTAGAGGGAGAACTGCAGTACTTTGAACGTAAAATTTTGAAGGGTGATACACCGCCAGATAGTCCTGTAAACGATTTACTGTGGTTAGATACAAGCAATCCTAAAGTAGCTGTATTACGACGTTACTGGGAGGGTGAATGGATTAAGTCGTCAGCCGAAAACGCTTCTGATGTAGGTGCTGTTACGCGTGAACAAGCGTTGTATAGCGAGTTAAGTAATACATTCGTAAACTTAACGATTCAACATAGTAGATTGATGCATGAAGTGTCTGACGTTTTAGAATCTGAATACCTTATAGATACTGATATAAAAGAAGAAGTAAATAGCAAATTAAACGACACAATTGGTGTGTTTAATCAGATTAAGCAAAACCTCGACAGTATGACTTCTGAAACAGCCACAATCGGAAATTTGGTTGATACACAAGCACTATTTCTTGAATATCGCGAGAAAATGCAAGCATTATACAACGTTGTAGAAAACGCAAAAATTGCGATTGATGAGCGTTTTAAGTTGCTACAATCACAATATACTGATGAAAAGTTTAACGAAGCATTAAATAATGTAGCGTCTAAATTAGGGTTAACAGTTAATGAAGATAATCAACTCGTTGGAGAAGTTGACGTTTCCAAACAAATTAACAAAGCCGTGCGTGAAATGACAAACGAAATGTTAAGAGACTACGTTACTTCTACGGAATATCAGAGCGATAAAAACGGTATTATAAAACGATTAGACACTTCTGATTCTGAGCGTAAGCAACTTTCTAATCAAATTGCGGATAGAGTGACAAGGTCTGAATACGAAAACGATGTTGAGCAAAGGCTTGTTAATTCTAAAGCCGAAGTGTTAATTGAAGCTGAACAAACATCGAATCGTGTTTCAAAAGAAGTGTTTAACGAAAATAGTAAAACTTTAGAAAGATATACATCAGAATTTATCAATAACGTTTCGACCGGCATGTCTTTTAATTATGATGATAACGGTAATATACAGTCAGCGCATATTGGCCCTGAGGGGATTAAAATCGATACATCAAAATTTGTCATTAATGACGGTGACGTGATTGTACAAAATGGTCGTACAACAATTAAAGATGCCTATATTGATAAGTTGTTTAGTAATCAAGCAACAATAGAGTATTTAAAGGCTACTGATATCGATTTAAATCGTGCGACTGTTAGTGGCTCGAAAAATGGTGAATCAACAGTTTTAACCGGTGGGAAAATACGTTCGACAGGTTCATTCGTACGTACGTTCCCACAAGGAAGTGTTACTTATGAAGCTTTCACGGAATCTTGGAATGGCGTATACCGTGCAGGATTAATCTCGAAACAATTCGGAAATCGAAAATTAACTGATATTGAACGTTGGCTTGCATTAACAGATAAAGGAATAACGACGCAAAGAGAAATTCACAGCTTGTCCCCTGACAAAAACGGTGCTAGGTTTATAGACTTTTTTGCTGACGAATCATACAGCAGTAATGTGTTTGGACAAGGTATGCATATCTATTCCGGACAAGCTATAACTATAGAATCAGAATATGGCTTTAGCATACTGTCTAACAATCACAGTTACATTAGAACGCAGAATAGTGGTTTTGAAGTAAATATGAATGGTGGCGGTTTGGTATTAAAAAGGACCTCTCCATTTACAAGTCAATCATTTTCAGGAGGAAGCTATGTTTCGATGAGATCATCAGATAATGTTGAGCAAGGTCATGTTGGAATCTTGTCTGATAATAGAAACATGTCTTTAAGTTCATCTTTTGGTTCGGTTTTATTAAAAGGTAATAAAGTGTTTGCTTTAGATAAAAATGGAGCAAACAAAGTCCCTATATATGCGGATTACTTTAGTGGAGATAAATTAATCGGAAGCATTGAAGCCCCTGACACAAACGTTTATGCCATGTGTCATAGCGAATTAAGAGTTGTAAGCAAGGCTGGCTATAACGGCGGAGACATAACATATAAAAATATACGTTTCAATTCATGGAATGCTATGTCGCATGAAAAGTTTAAACACGATATAGAAGAATGGAATTATAAAGTTTTAGACATCTATAAAAACGAACTTCAACTTCATTCATATAAAGTTAATTCGGAAGCTGGCACAGAATACTCTAGAATACATCACGGTATTATCTTGAGAGAGAACAGCAACTTAGATCAATTTCCTGTTGAATGGCGGAATTCTGACGGGTTTGACGGCAATGAAGTATTATGGTGGAATGCTAAAGCCATTCAAGAGTTAGCGCAAGAAAATGATGATTTAAAATCTCGAATAAAAGAAATGGAAAATAAAATAGATACGATTTTGGAGGCGATTAAATGAATTTAGAAAACATGAGTAACGAACAACTGATTAATGAAGTGAAGTATTTAAATGCATTGATACAAACGTTAGTAAGCAAAAACGCTGAATTAACGTTGAATATAGCAAATTATGAAACACAAGCAAGATTGAATAAAGATAATGAAGCGTCTGACGAATAGTTAGGCGTTTTTATTATATATAAAATTATTTTAGGAGGAATTTATAATGGAACAATTTACGGAATATTATTTAGTAGAGGTTAATAAAAATGGTGAGGAAAGTGCGCTAATGCAAAATTATTCAAATAGTTTTGTACGTGGCGCATCACCTGCAAACGCGTACAAATTTAAAGATGAGGAGCAAGTTAAAAAGGTATGTGCAATGCAAAACATGCTCGCAGGAATTTTTAACAACGGCACAAAAACGTATTATGTTAAACAAGATGTGACGCGTACTAAGTATAATCAAGATGGTACAGCGTATGAATCAGATTCTGTGGAGGAAGTTGTATAAAAAATAAATGTAGGTGAATATTTTGGAATCGTATCAAAAAGAGACAGAGAGACGTATTCAAAGGTTAGAAGAAAATGACGAAAAAATATTTGATTCTTTAGATGAAATAAGAAGAGGTCAACACTCTCAAGAGTTAGTAAATCAGAAGATGAATCTTACGCTTGATTCTATAAACAGAGAAAGAGAATTAAATAAAGAAAAAGACGAAGAAAGTCGCAAAGATTTTAAACAAGTTAAGTATTTATTGTTAGGTACAGTCGCAACTGTGGGGAGTTCTTTAATCTTAGCCTTTTTAAGAAGTTTACTAGGCATTTAAGGAGGTGATATTTATGTTCAAAATGTTACTAGGAAGTTCCTTTTGGCAATGTTTTTGGTTCGGTCAATGCAAATAATAATTAATTTAAGGTCGGCACTGATGTGTCGACTTTTTATTTTAAGGAGGAAATAAATATGGAAGATAAAATCAAACAATTTATCGCTTTAATCGGTGGCTTTGTGGGTGCTTTATATCTGGCGTTACAAGCTAGCGGAATTAGTGCGGAATGGATTAACCCACAAGCAGTTGACGCTTGGATTAACGTGTTAAATACAGGCGTGCCATTAGCATTAGTGGCTTATGGCGTGTGGAAGAATACATTTATCGTTAAAAAGTCAGCACGTGAGCAAGAGGAATACCTTAAAGAGAAAGGGCTGAAGTGACATGCTAACTGCTATTGACTATCTTACGAAAAAAGGTTGGAAAATATCATCTGACCCTCGCACTTACGATGGTTACCCTAAAAACTACGGCTACAGAAATTACCATGAAAACGGCATTAATTATGATGAGTTTTGTGGTGGTTATCATAGAGCTTTTGATGTTTACAGTAACGAAACTAACGACGTGCCTGCTGTTACTAGCGGAACAGTTATTGAAGCAAACGATTACGGTAATTTTGGTGGTACATTCGTTATTAGAGACGCTAACGATAACGATTGGATATATGGGCATCTACAACGTGGCTCAATGCGATTTGTTGTAGGCGACAAAGTCAATCAAGGTGACATTATTGGTTTACAAGGTAATAGCAACTATTACGACAATCCTATGAGTGTACATTTACATTTACAATTACGCCCTAAAGACGCAAAGAAAGATGAAAAATCACAAGTATGTAGTGGTTTGGCTATGGAAAAATATGACATTACAAATTTAAATGCTAAACAAGATAAATCAAAGAATGGGAGCGTGAAAGAGTTGAAACATATCTATTCAAACCATATTAAAGGTAACAAGATTACAGCACCAAAACCTAGTATTCAAGGTGTGGTCATCCACAATGATTATGGTAGTATGACACCTAGTCAATACTTACCATGGTTATATGCACGTGAGAATAACGGTACACACGTTAACGGTTGGGCTAGTGTTTATGCAAATAGAAACGAAGTGCTTTGGTATCATCCGACAGACTACGTAGAGTGGCATTGTGGTAATCAATGGGCAAATGCTAACTTAATCGGATTTGAAGTGTGTGAGTCGTATCCTGGTAGAATCTCGGACAAATTATTCTTAGAAAATGAAGAAGCGACATTGAAAGTAGCTGCGGATGTGATGAAGTCGTACGGATTACCAGTTAATCGCAACACTGTACGTCTGCATAACGAATTCTTCGGAACTTCTTGTCCACATCGTTCGTGGGACTTGCATGTTGGCAAAGGTGAGCCTTACACAACTACTAATATTAATAAAATGAAAGACTACTTCATCAAACGCATCAAACATTATTATGACGGTGGAAAGCTAGAAGTAAGCAAAGCAGCAACTATCAAACAATCTGACGTTAAGCAAGAAGTTAAAAAGCAAGAAGCAAAACAAATTGTGAAAGCAACAGATTGGAAACAGAATAAAGATGGCATTTGGTATAAAGCTGAACATGCTTCGTTCACAGTGACAGCACCAGAGGGAATTATCACAAGATACAAAGGTCCTTGGACTGGTCACCCACAAGCTGGTGTATTACAAAAAGGTCAAACGATTAAATATGATGAGGTTCAAAAATTTGACGGTCATGTTTGGGTATCGTGGGAAACGTTTGAGGGCGAAACTGTATACATGCCGGTACGCACATGGGACGCTAAAACTGGTAAAGTTGGTAAGTTGTGGGGCGAAATTAAATAAAATATGATATACTATGTATATCCACGACATGATTAGAGGGTAGCTTACACAGCTACCCTCTTTTTTTATGTTATAATATTGATAAACGATCTACTCTATAATTTACTCAGTTATAGCGTGAGGAGCTAACTGTTGCGACGGTTGCCTCTTTACCCACCACACTCTAACCGGTGTGGTTTTTTTATGAGAAAAATTAAAAAAAGATGAGGAAAAGGGTTGTTAATCACGATTAATCGTGATATAATATATATAGAAAGTTGAAGGGAGGAAAAAAGAATGCTAGAAACTTTCGAAAGAATAGCAAATATCGTCTTTACAGTAGCATCGACAATAGCGGTCATCAAAGTACTGAAAGACGATAATAAGAAATAAGGTTACGCCCCAAAAGGGGCAACCTTTCTAATTAAATTCTAGCATTTAAAAACTATGAAAACAACTTCTATAATTTTAATAATACTACTATGGATTAATTTGTTTATTGGAAATTCATTCACAAGCACAGCATTAACTTTAGCAACAACTTTGGTCATTCTTAAACTATACAAAAAAGGTGATTAACTTGAATTTTGAAAACGTGAAGCAAGATATAAAAAAGCTATTCAAAGTACAAAATGGCAGTCAAATATCAAAAGCGACTGGTTTGCCATATCAGACTGTGCAAGATTTAAGAAATGAAAAAACTAATTTAGATGATGCCAGACTCAGAACGATCGAAAAACTATACAACTACCAAAAACAACTAGAAAAAGAAAATCAATAAATTAACCCCGCCTGCAATAGGTGGTGCAGTTAAAAGTTTTAAGGACTCGGGTCCCTAATGGGTCCCTAAAAATTCGTTTTATATGGTGTGTTATTGACTAGCAAAACAAAAAGAACCCCGCCGTTATGGGATTCTTAATTTTAAAAAGTGTGTTATTGAATGGTATGAACCCCCTCGAGAGGAACTTATATCCCTTGATATAACCGTGATTTCAAGGGGTAAAGTCCCTAACGGGTCCCTAAAAATTACATTGCATCTAAAATATTCTTCGTTTTTTGTTCTTCTTCGCTGAACTTTTCTTCTAGCAAATGAGAATATATTGATGTAGTGATAGATATGTTTTTATGCCCTAACCGTTTTGAAATGTAATAAATCGAAATGTCTTTCGCTAATAAATACGAACAATGTGTATGACGTAAAGCGTGTGAGGTAATATAATTAATCCCTAAACTCTCACATGCTTTTTTTAAAGTTTTATTAATTGCGTTGATACTAATAAGCTTACCAGAATCCTTAAATATATAACCATCATAACTAATCGTAGAGTTTTTAATAACATTGATTATATGACGTAAGTCATTTTTCCCAACAGCAACATATCGAGGTGATGAGTCTGTCTTGTGTTCGTCTATATACAACTCACTTCTGAATTCATTTATATACTCTAATTTCATTGATCGCACACCGCTAACACGACAACCAGTACAAATCATGATGTACAATGCTAGAGCAGATTTGGATGACTTATCTTTTAAATACTCTTTTAATGCTTTATACTCTTCTAAAGATATATATTTTTCTTCTTCTGATTTTGTTGTTTTACCAGCTTTGAATGTTATTTTATAAGTTGGATTTTTAGCTATTAACCCATCATATACCGCGTCTTCTAAAGCTGATTTAATAGCCCCGTTGGTTTTCCTGATAGTTTCTTTAGCGCGATTTTCTGAAAAGTCATTAATGAATTTTTGATACATTTGTTTATTTATTTTAGATATTTCAACTTTACCGATTTTATGGCGTTGTATGTGTTTTAATGTGAAACGATAATGTCGAAATGTATTTTCTGAAACAATATTTTCCTTATACGTTTCAATCCAATTTTTAAAATAATCCTCAAAAGTCAAATTATTTTCGAAGTTGAAACCTTGTCTTAATTCGTTTAATTTATCTAAACCCGCTGAATTTGCTTCCCTTTTTGTCCTGAATCCTTTCTTGCGGTACCGTTTCCCCTCATGCTTAAACTCATATTGCCACTTTTTTCCGTCGTAACATCGCGTCTTCATTCTATCCCTCCTCAAAAAAAGTAAAAAAATAATAAGGGTACAGGAGTACCCGAGAATTATTCATAATCTTCCGGATTATATTCATATCCGTATTTTTCAGCATCTCTTTTTCTGATTGCTTCTTTTTCAGATTCTGACGCATTTGACCATTCCACTTGACCATTTATCCAATCATTATGCGCCTGAACATTAGCGTTATGTTTTGCTACCTCTTCATCGTATTGACTCGCCAAGTCTGACATTCTTTGCGCTTCTTCTTCGCTTAAATCACCATTTGTGTTCTGTTCATAAATTGATTGCTCTTGACCTTTTTCAATACGTAACGAACTTTCATAAGCTGCTGTTGCAGGACCTTCCATTACATTTCCTTGTGGTATAATACCATTCGTTACTGCACTGTTATAAGCATGTATCTTATCCATTTCAGTGTAATTGCCATAAATAACACTTTCTAAAGTTTTTCTGTCAGTAATGTTATTAACGTCAATTTTATTGTTAAACTGTTCATCTTTAACTTTCGAATTGTCTTCCTCTACATTTAGATTAGCTTTTACCTCTTTATTTTTCTTATCTTTATCAACGTTCTTTTCTTTTGTCTTATTTTCTTCCTTTTGCTCACTCTTTTTCTCAGGTGCTTTTTTCTCTTCTTCATTCCCACATGCTGATAAAACTAACAAACTAGCAAACAATAAAAATATCAATCTATTCATATTTTCCACTCCTTAAAAATTGTTTTTATATAAAGCGCCACGAGGGCGCCTTGTTAATAAAATTTCATGCTTGAAACAACTTTACCAACGACTTTAATTTCATCGTCATTTGTATAAACTTGTGGTAAATGGTCGCTATTGTTAGATTCAGGTAATAAAATAATTTTATCTTCGTTGTATCTAATTCGTTTTACAGTTGCGTTATATCCATTGACGTTTACTACACCAATTTGACCATTTTCTACCACAGAATCTTTTTCTACTACTACCACATCTCCTTCACGAAATTCTTTGTCCATTGAATCGCCAGAAACTTTTAATCCGAACAACTCTTTGCCACCTTTAGTCATTTGAGAAGGTATGTATGTATATTCGATTATATTTTCTTCTGTGTAGATAGGTAATCCAGCACTTATTTTTGCTACAACTGGAATTGCTGTAACAGGTAATGTGTCAATTTGAGGTTTTGTATTGGATAAATCTTTTTCCATTAAATCGTTAATGCTCACATTAAATAGTCTTGCTAACTCTGACAATGTCTTCATCTTAGGTGTGTATTTACCTTTTTCCCATTCACTTATGCTTGAAGCGCTTTTTCTTCCTAATTTTTTAGCCAAGTCTATTTGTTCCATGTCATATTTTTTGCGTAAATATTTTAAGTTTTTACTAAACATTTAGGGCACCTCTTTCCGGTTCATACTTATATAATATCATTAAAACCGAAAAAATGAAATACATTTCATGTTATTTTTTTCGGAAAAAATGTAAAATAGTTCTTGACTTCGGAAAAACCGAAATGTTATGATGTAATTAACTTCAAAAAAGGAGGTTATCACATGAGTAACGAAACGATGCTTACTTTGAAGCAATGGCGTAACTTGCGAGAATTATCTCAAAAAGAGTTAGCTATTAAAGCTGATGTAACAGAAAGAAGTATTGCTAATTATGAAAAAGATGTTAAAAACTTGCAAAATGCTAAGTATGCAACAGTAAAAAGGCTTGCGGATGCATTAGATGTTAAAGTGGATAATATTTTTTTGAGCGACAATTCGGAAAAACCGAAAATTTTAATTAGTTAGATTTAAGGAGGGAGAAAGAATGAAAAAATCACAAATTATGAAATTAAAAGAGTTGAACGATAGCTACTACGAATTAGTAAAAGAAGTAGCTGATGACCTATTAAAACAATCTGCAAATTACAAAATTGCTTTTGAAGAAGCTTCAAAATTAATGTGGAATACACACGATAATTATTTTATCGAAAATTTGAATAATGAAATTCATCAAAGAATGGAATTAGAAGCCCCGTCGAAACGGGACTGAGATTAAAAACGATTCTTTCGAGCAGTTTCACGTTCGTTGGTTTCTATAATATTTTTGATGAATTGCTTATCTTTTGAGAGGGCGTAAGCAATTTCTTTAACTGCAGAAGAAACGTTTTTGTCTGTGATGCCATATTTTTCAAGTATGACATCAATCATATTATTTCTAATTTCACCCATACTTATCACCTCCTTTCATAAGGAGATAAGAAAAGTATAGCACAACAAAAAATGGAGGTGGCTAACATGGCGCAAACACTTCAGGTCACTGTAGCAATTCCAGATGGCTTTGTACTCATCGAAAAAGACAAGGTCAGAGAGTTAGAAGATTTAGCTAATGATCCTGTTTGGGATTTAAAAGATTTAAAACAGAAATTAAAGATGTCTTCTGATGACACAATAAAAGATAAACTCTTATACAATCCCAAATTTGAAAAGCAACTTAAAAAATTAGGGATTGCGCACTATCCTGACGACAGTTTTAATCGGTGGCGTTTTAACGCTAGAAAGATGAGTCGATTTATCGATGAAAACTTTTCGGAAATCATCAAATCAAAAGGAGGTGATTAACATCAAACACACACTAGCAATTTTCATGACTGTCGCAGTCGCAATCATATTAACAACCGTCTTAGCATTCAGCGGCGTGTACTTCACCACTATTCTGTTTGTCGTAATACTAGCAGAAGCGGTGACGTACAACTTAACTAAGTATGTGTACGACACATTAAAAAAGACTGAAACTTGCGCCAACAAGTAACAGTCAAAGCAATTAAAAAACAATTTATATCTTAAATATATAACTTATTGGAGGTAATTACAAGATGGGTATTTTAGAGGAACTTTTAGAAGAAGTGAAGCGTCTAAACAAAAACCTACAAGTTACAAACGTTGAACTTTCTACCGTAAACGAGTCTGTAATGCAAAAAGTAAAAGAAGTGCCAATGAAAAAAGAGGAAACACAAAAAGAGGAAGTAAAGGAAGTTGAAGAAGCTTCACAAAGCTACTCTAAAGATTATGTCTTATCGCTTGGAAAAGAGTTTGTAAAAAATGCAGACGATAGCGACAAAAAGGCTTTTAAAGAAAAATTGTCAGAACTTAATTCAAGCAAATTATCTACTGTTGAATCAGAACACTATCCAATTATCGTTGACTTCATGAAAGCGAGACTCGACGCATGAGGCTTGATCACACAAGTAGAGCACACGCCAAATTAAGTGCAAGTGGTGCAAAGCAGTGGCTCAACTGTCCGCCTAGTATAAAAGCTAGTGAAGGTATAAGTGATAAGACTTCAACATTTGCCGAAGAAGGCACTTTTGCTCATGAATTAAGTGAATTGTACTTTAGCCACATGTATGAAGGATTGACTGAGTTTGAATTCAATAAGGCTTATGCCAATTATCAGCGTAACGAATATTACAGCGAAGAGCTAAGAGAGTACGTCGAGCATTATGTTGACATGGTTGAAGAACTTGTTAATGATGCGAAAGCTCGAGATAAAGATGTAATCACTATGTTCGAAACAAGATTAGATCTTGGAACATACGTTCCTGAATCATTTGGTACAGGGGATGTCATTGTGTATGCAGGCGGTGTGCTAGAGATTATAGACCTTAAGTATGGTAAAGGCGTAGAGGTTTCCGCTATCAACAATCCTCAACTCAGATTATACGGACTCGGTGCTTATGAACTGCTTAGCGTTTTGGAAGACATACACACTATCAAAATGACAATTATACAACCTCGACTCGACAATTATTCTACTGAAGAATTAGAGGCTAAGTCGCTTATTAATTGGGGTCTAGAGTACGTAAAACCCAAAGCGAAACTTGCTTATAACGGTGATGGAGAGTTTAAAGCTGGGGAGCATTGTCGGTTTTGTAAAATTAAGCACTCATGTCGTGCAAGAGCGCAGTACATGCTTGATATTCCTAATAAACCTGCTCACTTATTAAGCGATAACGAAATAGCCGAGCTACTTTATAAGGTACCAGACTTCAAAAAGTGGGCGGATGAATTAGAAAGCTATGCTTTAGAACAAATGACAGAACACGACAAAAACTATGACGGATGGAAGTTAGTAGAGGGGCGTTCAAAACGTGTCATGACAGACACAGAAGCCGTTAAGGACAAGCTAATTGAAAACGGCTTTAAGCTCGAGAATATTACTGAAACAAAACTTTTAAGTATCACAAATTTAGAAAAGAAAATCGGTAAAAAAGCATTCAACGAGATTGTAGGAGAGTTTATCTTCAAACCTCAAGGCAAGCTGACACTTGCTAAAGAGTCAGATAAAAGACCTGCAATAAAACAGAGTGCTGAAGAAGATTTTGATCAAATATAAAACTACTAAAAAAGGACGGTAATTAATTATGAAAGCAAAACAAAAAGGAACTAAAGTAATCACAGGTAAAGTACGTGCGTCTTACGCTCACATTTTTGAACCGCACAGTATGCAAGAAGGACAAGATGCTAAATACTCAGTTAGCTTAATTATTCCTAAATCAGATACAAACACGATTGAAGCAATTGAAAAAGCGATTGAAGAAGCAAAAGAAGCTGGTAAAGCGACAAAGTTTGGCGGTAAAATTCCTGCAAACTTAAAAACTCCATTGCGTGACGGTGATATCGACAGAGAGGATGACCCGAATTATAAAGACGCTTATTTTATGAACGTTTCAAGCAAACAAGCTCCCGGTATTGTTGATCAAAACAAAATCCGATTAACAGACCCAGGAACAGTTGTAAGCGGTGATTACATTAGAGCGTCTGTCAACATGTACGCTTTTAGCGCAAGTGGCAATAAAGGTATTGCTGCAGGCTTAAACAATATCCAACTTGTTGAGAAAGGCGAGCCGCTTAGCGGAGCAAGCAGTGCAGAAGACGACTTTGACGAATTAGATACAGATGATGATGACTTATTGTAGTCAACACACGGGGCTACACACCCCCTTACTTTTTAAACTGATTGAGGTGATACGCACTTGAAATATATGAATATTGATATTGAGACCTACAGTAGTAATGACATTTCTAAATGTGGTGCGTATAAATACGTAGAAGCGGAAGACTTTGAAATTTTAATAATCGCTTATTCAATAGACGGCGGTCCTGTTAGTGCTATTGACATGACTAAAGTCGACAACGAACCATTTCACGCAGATTATGAGACTTTCAAAATTGCGTTGTTCGACCCGGAAGTTAGAAAGTATGCTTTTAACGCTAATTTTGAAAGGGTTTGTCTAGCTCAACATTTTAATAAAGAGATGCCTCCCGAAGAATGGACGTGCACGATGGTTAATGTCACTCGCATTGGTCTGCCGGCTTCACTTGATAAAGTTGGCGAGGTGCTAAACCTACAAAATCAAAAAGATAAAGCAGGTAAAAACCTCATAAGATATTTTTCTGTGCCATGTAAACCTACAAAAGTGAACGGTGGCCGAACAAGAAACCTACCACAGCATGACCCAAAAAAGTGGCAACAATTTATTGATTACTGTGTAAGAGATGTAGAAGTCGAAATGTCCATTGCTACGAAGATTAAAGATTTTCCTGTTACTAAAGAAGAACAGAAATACTGGTCGCTAGATCAGCATATTAATGATAGAGGGATAAAGCTTTCTAAGTCCTTAATGCTAGGTGCTAATGAACTTGACAAGATAAGCAAAGCTGAACTTCTTAAACAAGCTACGAAAATTACAGGATTAGAAAACCCTAACAGCCCGAGTCAGTTGCTTAAATGGCTAAACGAGGAACAAGGACTCGACATACCAAACTTGCAAAAGAAAACGGTGCAAGAATATCTAAAGTACGCTACTGGCAAAGCAAAACAGATGTTAGAGATTCGACTTCAAATGTCGAAAACAAGCGTTAAAAAGTACAACAAGATGCACGACATGATGTGTGGCGATGAACGCGTAAGAGGTCTTTTCCAATTTTACGGGGCAGGTACAGGCAGATGGGCAGGAAGAGGCGTACAACTTCAGAATCTAACCAAGCACTACATTAGCGATACCGAGCTCAACATCGCACGTGACTTTATTAAAGAACAAAGATTTGATGATTTGGATTTACTACTTGATATTCATCCACAAGACCTATTAAGCCAATTAGTACGTACCACATTTACAGCTGAAGAGGGATATGCCCTAGCGGTGAGTGACTTTTCTGCAATAGAAGCGCGTGTTATTGCATGGTATGCGAAAGAACAGTGGCGATTAGATGTGTTTAATACACATGGCAAAATTTATGAGGCGTCAGCTGCACAAATGTTTGGCGTTCCAGTTGACTCCATAAAAAAAGGTGACCCACTCAGACAAAAAGGTAAAGTATCAGAATTGGCATTGGGCTATCAAGGTGGCCCAGGAGCCTTAAAAGCAATGGGTGCTTTGGATATGGGCATCGATGAATCAGAATTACAAGGCTTAGTAGATAGTTGGCGTAAAGCAAACCCGAATATTGTCGCCTTTTGGAAAGGTTGTCAAGATGCTGCAATTGAGACAGTCAGAACAAGACAAACACATCTGACACATGGGCTTAGATTCTACATGAAAAAAGGCTTTCTTATGATTGAACTGCCAAGCGGTAGATCACTAGCCTATCCGAAAGCACGAGTAGGAGAAAACAGTTGGGGCAGTCCTGTTGTTGAGTTTATGGGTTTAGACCTTAATCGTAAATGGACAAAGTTAAAAACTTATGGCGGTAAGCTTGTCGAAAACATCGTACAAGCAACTGCTAGGGATTTATTAGCGATATCAATGTACAGAATTGAGCATGCAGGCTTTTCAATTGTGGGGCATGTACACGATGAAGTGATTGTTGAGATTCCTGATGGCTCAGGAGGATTGAAAGCCATAGAAAATATTATGAGCAAACCAGTCAAATGGGCGGAAGGATTAAAACTTAATAGCGATGGCTTTACGTCGCCTTTCTACATGAAAGATTAGGAGGAATGAAAATGTACACGATTGCGTTAGGACGTAATGGCGATAAAGTAACAGAATCAACACAAGATAGTTTCGACAAATTAAAAACTGATCGTGCGTATAGAGAATATAAAAATAGTCGTAAAGATAAAACACACTTAGTTAAATATCCGCAATCAGTTAAAGCGAGTGACTACTATAAATATCTAAAAAGCCAGGCGTTGTGGAGTGAATGATGTAACTTGGAAAGACCTCAAATTTATAGGATTTACTAGGTCGCAAAAAGCAAAAATGATACACAAAGGTATCACGCCTAGCATCGCGCTGAGTAGATATAAAAACTATTGGAGCATTGAGGAAATTGTTAATACGAAGCCTTACATGAAAAGGAGACGCAAATAATGGAAATCAAAGAATTGAAAATAAACGACGAAGTAAGCGTTAAGGTTAGCACGCAGCGACTTAGAGACACAGACGATGAAAAATGAATTTACGAACCGATATTCGAAACGGCGAAAGTTGTAGAAGTGGATAAAAAATATGAATATGCGAATGTTGTTTTTGAAAATGGAACTTATGATGAAATCGACGCAGATGTAGAATAGTACAAGATTCCGAGCAACACAAAAATCGCTACACATGACAGACCTGCACATTACGGTGATAGCAATAAAGATTTAATCGATTACTGGTGTGAACGATACTCAGCGGAAGAGTTAAGAGGGGCGTTTAAGTCTCAAATAAGCAAGTACGTTGATCGTTTAGGTTACAAAGATGATGTGGTTAAGGAGCTCGATAAAATTATCGATTATGCAACACGTTACAAAAAGCATTTGAAAAAGGTGAAAGCATAAATGACAGACAAGTCACAAGCAAAATCTTACTTAAAACAATACTTTGGTACAAAGCGTTATTTATATCAGGACGGCCGCAAAGTAGCGCACATGCACGTTGTTAATGGTGTGTATTTGCTGCACGGGCATTTCAAAACTAAATTCACAAGATTGAAATTAGAGTTTGATAATAAGCAAGAATTTTATGACTATCTTAAAAAACACGAATTGCATTTTGAAGAATCTAAACAGTTAAGTTTTTTTGAGGTGTGATAAATGATTTTATCTAACAGTGTAAGACAACGCTATCGCGCTGATACAGCGGGTAAATCACCGACAGAATTACAAAAGGAATTACGCATGCGAGGCGTAAAAGGTTTTGTCGTAAACGTAAATCACAATCGCGTAACGATGTTAGTAGACAGACGCGATGTAAAGAGGAATAAGGAGTGTATGAGATGAAACCCAAATTTAGAGCATGGGATAAAACTGAGAATCTAATGTCAGATGTTCGTGAAATCAGCTTTTTTGATAAATATGTAGAGCTAGAAAGTGGTGTGTTTAGAGGTTTTGATGAGGTTGCTTTAATGCAGTCAACAGGATTGACTGACAAGCATACTGTCGATGTGTATCAAGGTGATATTGTGTGGGACGACATGAATGAAGAATATGGTGTAGTTCGAATTGAAGAAGCTAAAACAATTATTGAGTGGGATATCTATGTGGAAGATTTATTCGAGAGAATAGAACTTTTAGAGGTTGTTGGGAATATTTACGAAAACAAAGAATTGTTAGAGGAGGAACGATGATGATTAAAATCTATAAAAATGAGAATGACGAATTGGAATGTCACGTAAATTATGCAGGATATGACTTTAAATTTCAATGTATTAAAAATGGTTCTGGCGCTACTTTTAAGGGGAGCAATTCAGCAGAGTATCTGGCATTCGAAAGTTATATCGATGAAGATGGTGAAATACTGGATAATTTACAAGATGTAATGTACCACATTGCTTCTGTATGCAACTGGAGAGAAGGCTTTGAGGAGGAACGAGACGATCTAAAACGCAAATTAGACGATGTAGTTGATTTGTTCAACGCTCACTTACATCACAAAAAAGCGTGGTCGGACAATCCTTACTACGACAGAGTGCAACAGAGATTAAATAAAATTATAGAGGACGAATAGATGGAGGTACTACTTTTACTGGGGTCGCTATTTACTGGGGCGATTGTTGCAGATTATATAAGGATACGCAAACAGAACACTAAATTAAGACGTAACGTTGCTGTCCTGTCTGAGTATGTTGCAAAACATTACGGATTAGATTATACGTATTGGCTTATAAATAAAGAGGAGGACGAGTAAATGGGTAATGAGTTAAATTTTCTAATCGAATTGAACAGAGAGTATTTACGTTTATTGATATTACGTAAATCAAGAGGAAGTTACGGTGTAACAGATGCTAAGTTAAGACGCATAGGATTGGTGCTCAGACAAAGTATTTTAGAATTCGAAAAAGGGAGAATGAGAAATGAAAATTGAAAACATAAAATTGGTAGTGGCATGCATATCGAAAGACATTTACATGGCAAAGATCAATAAAGATTCAATGATGGATATTGATAACAGACGTGTAGCCACTGAAGAAGTATTACGCGCAGCAGCAGAGTGGTTTATAGCGAATCAAAAAACCTTGTGTAAATTTAACGGATATGGAACATTAGCGTGGATACCGGATAACGGACATACAACAGAGGAAATTAAAGCGCATTTAAATAAATTACAGGAGGACGAGTGAAATGGAGATAAGCCTAGCAGAAACTAGAGAACTTTTAACGATAGCAAAGAGAGTTACACCAGTATTAACACGAGAAGAGTTTGAAATGGTTGGCTTAATTTATTTAGGCGCGCTTGAAAGATTAGAAAATAATATGGAGGACACAAACAATGATTAATACATTACAAATCAAATTATTATCAGATAACGCAACAATGCCAAAACGTGAGCACGATACAGATGCAGGCTTTGACATCTATGCAGCCGAAACAGTGGTGCTTGAACCACAAGAGAAAGCGCTAATTGCGACAGATATTGCAGTGAATATTCCTAAAGGTTATGTTGGGTTATTGACTAGCCGTAGTGGTGTGAGTAGCAAGACGCATTTAGTGATTGAGACGGGTAAGATTGACGCAGGATATCAAGGCCATATGCAGATTAACATTAAGAATGATTATATCAACTTAAAAGAATATGATGAGGCAAAAATAGACACTAACTACGGCGATGTTATGTATCCTATTTACAATGTCGATGGTCAAGCGTATTACGATAAAATTTATGATAATCCAGTATACAAAATCAACAAAGGAGACCGACTAGCGCAATTAGTTATTGTGCCTATCTGGACGCCAGAGCTAGAGCAAGTGGAGGAGTTTGACAGTGAGTCAGCAAGAGGAGAAAAAGGGTTTGGGTCAAGCGGATTCTAAAGATATATTAACCAAAATAAAAGAGGTGCTAAAGAAATGAATGACGTGGTTGTTTTACTGATAGCAGGGATAGGGTTGGTTGTATTAAGCTATTTTGCCGATAAATATATTTTCGGCAATTATGAACGCAGCATTGTATACAAATTAGTGATTTTTATCATTTTAATATTGCTCGCAAGTTTTTTTGCTGCAAAAGATATGTTAGCAGTTTTAATAGTAATGCTATTTTTAATACTAATTGAAAAATTAAAAATAATAGTGAGGGCTTTAAAAGAATGACACAATACCTAATTACAACATTCACAGATAGCACAGGTCAAACATTCACAGAAGCAACTAAAGCGCGTGAGAATCAAACGTTTAGTGTTGTGTTAGCAGAAAGTAAAGAGGAAGCGCTGGAGATATACACGAACGATAAAGGGTGGCAAGATTTTATAAAGATGCTTAAGGAGGAAACAGAATGGGATTAGCTGAATTATTAACAATTGTATTTGTCGTTTTAAAACTAACTGGGGTTATTGATTGGTCGTGGTGGTTAGTACTTCTGCCTGAGATTATAGCAATCTTGATTTATACTGTATTGTTTATTATCACCGTTGTCTATGCAAGAATGCAGAACAAAATATTCATGAGTAAATACGAACGCGCAGCTAAACGAACACGTAATAAACATGAAGAATATTTAAAGCGACGTCAAAAATGGTTTGAGAATCATAAATTAGATAGAGGTGAAAAGAAATGAAATACATCATCACAACAGCAATGATTTTATACATTGCGTACGACTATTACATTCGTTTAACCGCTAACGACGACATAGACACATTTAATCTACAAGATCATATTGATTTAAATAATATACGAGCGGAGGTAACAGACTAATGATGTTAACTATAACAACAATAAACAATAAAACATATTATGCGTTTTATAACACGCGGGTTGAACATATTGTATTGAAGGATTTGAATAATAAAAAATTCATCAAAGTCATTGATTCTAATGGGCATAAAAACTTTCTACAAACATCTGTAATTGAAAACGTCGAAGTTGATGCTAGTAAAGATGCGCTAGAAAAATTTGAGAAGCGTGCAGAGGTGAACAAGTAATGTGGATTATCATATCGGTAATACTCGGATTAATCGTATTAATATTATTGGCAGACAATAGTCTATTACGTAAAGAGAATGAAGCCTTAAAATACGCCATTCTTTATTTACAGACTAAGTTTAAAGATGATATTGATTATGAAGAACTAAAGCGAATTACTGATCAATATAAATAAGGTAGTTATTAGAAAGTATTAAAGAAAGGGACCATCATGTTAGACAAAGTCACACAACCTAAAAAAATTAAATATGATCGTGATATTCAGTATGCCTTTGCTAGCAGTCGTTTAGCTACGAACTGGACTAATCACAATATGGCTTGGTCTGACTTTATGCAAAAGCTTTCTTCAACGGTTCGGACAAAAGAGAGCCTACTCGATTACAACAAAATGTCTAAATCCGAACAAGCTAATGTGAAAGACGTTGGTGGGTTCGTTGGGGGCTATCTAAAAGAAGGCAAGCGCAGAGCGGGGCAAGTGATGAACCGCTCCATGCTAACGCTTGACATTGACTATGCTGCGCAAGATATGGTCGACATGTTATCAATGTTTTATGATTTTGCATATTGTGTCTATTCAACGCACAAGCATAGAGATGTCAGCCCTAGATTAAGATTAGTTGTTCCTCTTAAACGCAATGTCAATTCGGACGAATATGAGGCGGTTGGGCGTAAAGTTGCTGATATGGTAGGTATGGACTATTTTGATGATACGACATACCAACCTCATCGGCTAATGTACTGGCCATCTACAAGTAATGATGCAGAATTCTTCTTTGCTTATGAGGACTTACCTTTATTAGATCCCGATAAAGTTTTAGATGAATATGTAAATTGGACAGATACCCTCGAGTGGCCGACGTCGTCGAGAGAAGAAAGCAAAACAAGACATTTAGCAGACAAACAAGGAAACCCAGAAGAAAAACCTGGTATTGTTGGTGCATTTTGTCGCGCGTATTCAATAGAAGAAGCAATTGATACCTTTATACCTGAATTGTATGACCACCATAGCAGCAACCGTTACACGTACCATGAAGGCTCAACATCAGGTGGGCTTGTATTATATGAGAATGGCAAATTTGCCTATTCACATCACAATACTGACCCCGTGAGTGGGCTATTGGTGAATAGCTTTGACTTAATACGGATTCATTTATATGGTGCGCAAGATGAAGATGTGAAAGCTGATACGCCGATTAACAGACTACCAAGTTATAAGGCGATGCAGACCAAAGCTCAAAATGACGAGCGTGTTAAAAAGCAATTAATTAACGACAAGATTTCAAGTGCAGTAGATGATTTTGACGAGATTAATACAGACGATGATGACAGTTGGGACGAAACTCTTGAGATCACTTCAAAAGGCACATTCAAAGCGAGTATACCTAATATAGAAATTATTTTGCGCAATGATTCTAACTTAAAAGGTAAAATCGCATTTAATGAATTTACCAAACAGATTGAATGTCTAGGTAAAACACCATGGAACAAAGACTTCAAGACAAGACAATGGCAAGATGGCGATGATAGCGCGTTACGTAGCTACATTGAAAAGATTTATGAGATACACCATTCTGGTAAAACAAAAGATGCCATTATAAGTGTGGCTCTTCAAAATGCCTATCACCCAGTTAGAGACTATCTTAATAATTTAGAGTGGGACAAAAAGCCAAGATTAGAAAAGCTATTCATTAAATATTTAGGCGTTAAAGATACTAAAGTGAATCGCACAATTACACGTAAGGCATTAACGGCTGGCGTTGCTAGAGTGATGGAACCTGGTTGTAAATTTGACTATATGCTTACGTTGTATGGCCCACAAGGTGTGGGTAAATCCGCTATTCTTAAAAAGCTGGGTGGCGGTTGGTTTTCAGATAGTTTAGTTTCGGTGACTGGAAAAGAAGCGTATGAGGCGTTGCAAGGGGTTTGGATTATGGAAATGGCCGAACTTGCAGCAACACGTAAAGCAGAGGTTGAAGCGATTAAGCACTTTATATCAAAACAAATTGACCGCTTCCGTGTCGCGTACGGACATTACATTGAAGATTTTCCACGCCAATGTATTTTTATCGGTACAACAAACAAAGTTGATTTCTTAAGAGATGAAACGGGAGGTCGTCGTTTTTGGCCTATGACTGTTAATCCTGACAAAGTGGAAGTTAAGTGGTCTAAGTTGACTAAAGACGAAATCAATCAAATTTGGGCTGAAGCAAAGCACTATTACGAACAAGGTGAAGAACTTTATCTTGATCCTGAACTTGAAGAAGAAATGCGTTCAATACAAAGTAAACATACAGAAGAATCTCCATACTTGGGTATTATTGAAGAATTTTTAAATACGCCTATACCTAGCAACTGGAATGAAATGTCTATTTCTGAACGACGGGACTTTTATAAGTTTGGTGATGACTCAATCAGTGAGCAGAGCAGCAAATTGGTTCAAAGGGATAGAGTATGCGCTTTAGAAATTTTTGTTGAATGCTTTGGAAAAGATAAAGGCGACGGCAGGGGTTCTATGGAACTTAAAAAAATAACAAATGCTTTAAGACAGTTAAATGATTGGGAAGTTTATGACGGCAATAAAGAAGGCAAACTTAAATTTGGTAAAGAGTATGGAAAGCAAAAAGCTTATGTTAGGCAGGATGATTTTAATGACTTAATATAAATTTAAATGCATAAATATCCAAAAGATAGCGTCCCTTTACTTTAGATTCACCGTGCCTTTTAAATTTAGTAAAGGGACGGTGAAAGTGTAAATTTCTATTGTGTCGTCCCTTGCGTGCCTTTTGAAAAAACAATAAAGGCACGGTTAAAGGCACGGCACAAATGTAGTCATATCAAAGGTTTGAGTGCTATCGTCCCTTGCGTCCCTTTTATTTTACTAAATAGATTAATATTTAATGATAGGGAGTAAGTAGAAGTATAGTTGACCTCTGATAGCGTAATAGTATGAAAAAGTTAAAAATTAAGGCACGCAAGGGACGCACATATAAATTATGTATACATTATGCAGGTGGGATAAATGAGAGAATCAAACATCGAAAAGTATTTAGTAAAAGAAGTTAAAAAGAAAAAGGGCTTGTGTTTAAAATGGGTTGCTCCTGGAACAAGAGGTGTGCCTGATAGAATCGTCATCATGCCAAAAGGAAAAACCTATTATGTTGAGATGAAACAACCTAAAGGACGAACAGATCCGTTACAAAAATATATGCACAAGCAATTAGAAGATAGAGGACATCAAGTATTTACTCTATGGGATAAAAAACAAGTTGATGAGTTTATAAAAAAGGTAGGTGCAAAAGATGGCAATTCAGTTTAAGCCACATGTCTACCAAAAGCATTCGATTGATAAAGTGATAGACAATGAGAAGTATGGTCTTTTCTTAGATATGGGTTTGGGGAAAACAGTATCAACGTTAACAGCATTTAGTGATTTACAATTATTAGATACTGAAAAGATGTTAGTCATAGCACCTTTAAATGTAGCTAAAGACACGTGGGCGGATGAGATAAATAAGTGGGAGCACTTAAAGCATTTACGTGTATCTAAAGTATTAGGCACACCCAAGCAAAGGCTAGCAGCACTGAGTAAAGAGGCTGACATCTATATCACAAATAAAGAGAATACAAAATGGTTGTGTGATCAATATAAAAAAGAATGGCCTTTTGACATAGTAGTGATAGATGAATTATCAACGTTTAAAAATCCATCAAGTCAAAGGTTTAAAGCAATTAGGAAGAAACTTCCTTTAATGAAAAGGTTTGTTGGTTTAACAGGAACACCAAGCCCTAATAGTTTGTTGGATTTATGGGCACAGGTTTATTTAATTGATAGAGGTGAAAGGCTAGAAACGTCATTCAGTAGATATCGAGAAAGGTTTTTTAAACCTACACATCAGATCAGCGATCATGTATTTAATTGGGAACTTAGAGACGGGTCAGAAGAAAGGATATATGAGTTGATAGAGGATGTATGTCTGAGTATGAAAGCCGGTGACTATTTAGATATGCCCAAAAGAATAGATGCCGTTCAATCAGTTAACTTATCCAGTAAAGAACGTAAGTTGTATGATGAGCTTGAAAAACATTACATCCTAGAATCAGAAGAAGATGGGACAATAGTTGCACAAAGTGGAGCTTCACTAAGTCAAAAGCTTTTACAGTTATCTAACGGTGCCGTTTATACAGATGATGAAAGTGTAAGACACTTACACGACCGTAAACTTGATAAGTTGGAAGAAATAATAGAAGAGTCGCAAGGTCAACCGCTTCTTGTATTCTACAACTTTAAACATGATAAAGAACGAATAATGGAACGGTTTGATGAAGTTGTCACTTTAGGTGACGAAAGCTATAAAGATAGATGGATTAAAGGTAAAGTTAAAATATTATTAGCGCATCCTGCAAGCGCAGGGCATGGACTAAACCTACAAAAAGGCGGACATATTATTGTGTGGTTTGGGTTAACTTGGTCTTTAGAATTGTATCAGCAAGCCAATGCTAGATTGTACCGACAAGGACAAACACACACAACAATCATACATCACATTATGACAGATAATACAATTGACCAAAAAGTGTATCAGGCGCTGCAGAATAAAGAGCTTACGCAAGAGGACCTAATGCAGGCTATCAAAGCAAGGATAAAACAGTATGAATAATGGAGGTTGTTTGATGTATTCGAAAGATCAGATTAAAGATATGATATTTAGTTATCATTGGAGAAAGAATGTCCTAGCAGATGAAGGCTATGCATATGACAGTAACAGTGTAGCGCAATACGGTGTCGATGCAGCAATGCCAAAAGCTAAAGGACAGACCACAGATAAAGTACAAAGATTAGCAACAAACAACTGCGTGCTAAGTAGAATATATGACGAGCACCTAAAGACAATACAGTTTATCGATACGTATGAGGGACAAATAGACAACGACATGAACTTGAATATATTGATGTTGTTTAAGAAGGGGAAGAAGCCCGTAGAGATTAGGGAGATTATGAATATCGGTCGTACTAATTTAGATAGTAGAATTAACAGTATTGTCAATGTTTATTATCTTGTGCAGGATAAGCATAATCAATGCAATCAACACAATCAACACAATCAACACAATCAACACAATCAACACAATCAACACAATCAACACAATCAACACTAATTTGTAACGTTGTAATGTCTGAGATTATAATAACGTTACGAGTTCAAAAACATTAAGACAGGGCACATCGCAAATACTATATTATGTTGAAGCACATCGTTAACGCGGTGTGCTTTTTTGTTTGGATTGTTGGAGGTCGGACTGAAATGAGTAAGTACAGTGATTATATTTATAGGCGGAATGAGAATAGAAAGTTTTATATGCGTGCTAAATGGCGCAAGGTTAGGCATCAAGTGCTTGTACGCGATCACTTTGAATGTCTTCACTGCAAAAAAGAAGGAAAGCTTACAATTAATCAGCAACAGTCTCTTGAAGTCGACCACATTTTAGAACTATCGGAACGTCCAGATTTAGCGTATGACCTGAACAATCTACAAACATTGTGTAAGTATCACCACAATAAAAAGCACGGCAGATTTGAACACAACAAAAAAAGCGGAAAGAACAAATACCAAGATGAACGATGGTGATAAGAAAAACTTATCACTAAAGCCCTAAAATGTTTTGCACATAAGAGGGTTCAATCCCCCCCGGTCTAAATAATCGCTCAACGACAACGTTTGACGGAAACA